ATTAGTTAAAGGTAAAATGGATCAACCTCCTTTTGCTAATTTAGCTGATCTAGGTTCTGAACCTACATTATATGACTTTATTGCTAAAGGTCATAAATCTGAAAATGTTGCATCTTATATGGCAACATTTAAAGAAATGTTAAAGTGGGAAAAAGATCATATTATTAATTTAAAAGACGGACAAATGATGGCAGATATAGTTACAGTTATGGCGTATCACGAAAATGGTAAAGATGCTAAAGGCAATTGGTTATTAGATGCATATATGCCAAACAAACAAATTATGTCATTAGTAATACAAGAAGGCGTTAATATGTATTTAAGCGACACAAAATGGTTGGATAAATAATGCCTTTCGTTAATGATACGGGGCCTGTATTTAATCAACTCCAACTACAAACCCAAAGCCAAAGAAAAGAATCCACATTATATGGAACTGGATTTGTAGATAAATTTAATAAAGAAAATATCTTTTCATTAGCTTATGATTACTTTTTAAACAATGAATCTTTTCCAGCAGATCCTGATTATAATCCATTAAACAATCCTGACTTAGCTCCATACGGAGAATTAATGCATTTATTTATGGAAGATAAAAGTGCTGCTGAATCTAAATCTAGATTAAATAAATTAATAGAAAGATCTTCTAATGAAAGAAGTAATCCATTAGCTGGATTAGGTACTATGCTAGGATTCTTAACAGATCCTTCTGGTTTATTATTATTCTCTCCTGCTGCTAAATTATTAGTTAGATCTGGTAGAATATCTAATACAGCAAAAATAGGTTCAGCTTTTACTGCTGAAGAAGTTGGGAAACAATATTTAGATTCTGAAAGACCAGATATGTATGTTCCATTAATTGCTGGACTATCTTTTGGAGTACCTGCAATATTAAATTCATTTAAAACTTCATTACCACATAGCACTAAAATGAAAGTTAAAAAATTAGATCAAACATTTAATAGTGAAAAACCTCCTAAACAACCTGGTTATGAAGATGGTAAATTTATTCATCCTGAAGAAAGAATTACTCCTTCTAGTGTAGGTGCTTCGGTATCTAAAGATGTTAAAGCACAGATGACCTATCAAGATGCAAAGGATGCAGAAAAATTTGTAAGTACTATGTTTGGTAAAGTAGGAGAACAAGGGCCTTGGACTCCAGTCTTTAGAACATTACAAGCTACTTCATTACGAGCAAGAGAAATGATAACTGAATTATTAGATACTCCTTTACTACAATTAAAAAATCAAAAAGATTATGGACATACAGCAAGTACACAATCTATTGAACTTTTAAGAAGAAAAGGTGAACGAGGAGTTTTTCAAGCTCAAATATTATTAAGACAAGCTTACGAAAGATATTTAAAAAGAACATTACAAACAGTTCCTACTACTCATCTTGGATTACTAATGAAGAATAGATGGACAAGCGATATTAAAAAATTAAGTTATAATCAATTTGCTAAAGAAGTTAGCATTGCAAGATTACAGAATATGAGTCACGAAATAGAGGAAGTAGCATTAGGTGCTAGAATTACTGAACGATTTGTTTACAAACCCATTGGAGAAGAAATGGTAGCTTTAGGTTTACATACAGAACACCTTACTAGAAAAATAAGTATTTTAGAAAGTATGGCAAAGAGTATGTCTAAATCTGGAAAACAAACTGGTACTTATACAAGGGCAGATGGTACTAAACATACTTATACTAAAATGGAAATTGAACGTAGTTTAATTAAATCTAAAGAACAATTAGCTCATAAAATTAAATATGGAGGTTTAAGAAAAAATTACGTTAATACTATTTATATTAAACAAATGATTGATAAACATCCTTTGTTATTTAAAAAAATCATTAGAGAAGATTATATCAGACAAGGTCTTCATATAACTGAAAAAGCTTTAGCTCAATTAGTTAAAGATTTATCTACAATGATGCCTTTTGTTAGAAGAACTCCAGCAAGAGGAAATGAAATTGAAATGTATATTTTTCAAACTCCTAGATTTGCTAGAGCAACACACGTTAGAAATTTAAATTTAAGTGCAGAAGCTCAAAAAGAATTAATAGAACACGGATTCATTATGAGTGATGCTAATGTTTTAATGAAAACTTATTATAGACAAGTGTATCCTGATATTCTTTTAACTCGTAAATACGGAGATCCTAATGGTTTAGGTTATAAATATGTTAATGCATCTGAATCTATGACATCACCTGGTCTTCTTGAAATTAAGTTAGAGTATCATATGCGTGTTAAGAATGCTAAAAGCATTGCACAAAAAGCAGCTTTAAGAAAAGAAAGAAACCAAGTCTTATCAGATCTAGAAGATGCAATAGAATTAATTAGGGGTACTTATGGATTACCTAATAATCCTCACGCTTGGTATTCTAAAGGTATGAGAACTATGAAGCATTGGAATGCATTAACAATGTTAACAGGCTTTATGGCAGCTTTACCTGATGTAGCCAGAGTACTAATGACTTCTGGATTAAAAAGAGGATTCAATAGTCAGTTCGAAGTTTTTACTAAAGGTTTTAAAAATGGATTATTTAAAATGGGTAAAAAAGAAGCTCAAAGATTCGCAGAAGCTATTGATATGTTAACAGGTCAAAGAGCAATGTTATTTTCTGATACAGCAGATATGTTAGCTATGAGTAATAGAACTGAAGCCTTTATGGGTAAGGCATCTATGTTTAACTTTATGTATATTAATATGATGTCTAGATGGACTGAATTTACTAAATCATTAGCATCAGTTACTATAGGTACTAGAATTTTAGAAGATTCTATTTCTTGGTCAGCTAAAAATACAAAACTTGCTACTAAATGGAAAACAGCATTAGCAGCATCAGGTATTGATAAACAAATGGCTGCTAGAATTGCAAAAGAATTTAAAAAATATGGAAGAAAATTTGAACATAACAGAATAGCTAATACTCATTTATGGGATGATGTAGCAGCTGTTGATGCTTTTGGTACTGCTTTAAATAAAGATATTAATCTTACAATTGTTACTCCAGGTTTAGGAGATACTCCTAAATGGATGAGTAAAGAATTTGGTTCAACAATAGCTCAGTTTAAAAAATTTGCTATGGCATCTACTCAACGTATGTTGTTTAGAGGTATGCAGGAAAGAGATCTAGATTTCTTATGGGGAGCTATGATGTTAATAGGATCTGGTATGATGATAGATGCTCTATATCATAAAGTTAGATTCCAAAAAGATTATGGAAAATTATCAATGACTTCAAAATTATTAAATGCTTTTGATAGATCGGGATTAGCAGGAATCTATACAGATATTAATAGATCTTTAGAAGCTTTATCAAATAATAAAATAGGAATTAGACCAATATTAGGAGATGCTAAACCTTATGGAACATCTTTAAAATATAAAGGATCTATTCTTGGGCCAAGTGCTGGTCAATTAATCAATATAATGGATATCGTTTATGATGTCGGAGGATCAAGATATGATCATTATACAGCTCGTAATGTGCGTAGACTAGTGCCTTTCCAGAACATATGGTATCTTGACTGGCTTTTCGATGATTTGGAAAAAGGGTTAAGATAAATAATGGCTATAACAATATCAGATACGACTCCTAGAGTACAATATACTGCAACAAGTGGACAAACTGCATTTACTGTAAATTTTGAATTTTTTGCTAACACAGATTTAAAAGTTTACAATGCATCAAGTTTATTAACTTATGCGGTATCTCCATCTGATGGAACAGAATATTCGGTAACGGGTGCAGGAGTTACGGGTGGCGGAACAGTTACATTAGGTTCTGGAGGAGCTACTCTCAATGATGTTATTACAATTTATAGAGATATGCCTATCTCTAGAGCAACAGACTTTCCAACTTCAGGAGCTTTTCAAATTGCATCTTTAAATGATGAATTAGATAAACTCACTGCTATGGTACAGCAAGTAGAAACTGATGCCAAATATTCACCTAAATTTTCTGAAGTTACTTCAACAGGATTTGATTTAACATTTCCAGAATTAGTAGCTTCAAAAGTTATTTCAGTTAACTCTGGTGGTACAGCATTAGAAGCAACTCATTCTATTACTGACGTTGCTACAGTTGCTGGACTATCTTCTGAGATAACTACACTTGGTGCAATTTCTGCAAACATTACAACAGTAGCTGGAATTGCTGCAAATGTTACATCAGTTGCTGGAGATGCCACAGACATTGGAGCTGTTGCGGCAAAGGCAACTGAAATAGGAAGATTAGGAACTGCAGATGCGGTTGCTGATTTAGCATTACTAGGAACTTCTGCTATTGTAACTGATTTAGATTTATTGGCTACAAGTGCCAATGTAACAGCTATGGGATTATTGGGAACTTCAGCAGTCGTTACCGATATGGGATTATTAGGAACTTCAGCAGTCGTTACTGATTTAGATTTATTAGCAACTTCAGCAAATGTTACTGCTATGGGATTGTTAGCAACTTCAGCAAACGTAACTGCTATGGGTTTATTAGGAAATTCAACTACAATAGCAGATATGGCTATTCTTGCTACTTCTGATATTGTGACAGATTTAGCCCAATTAGCGACAACAGATTTTGTTTCAGATTTAAACCTACTAGCAACTTCAGATTTTGTAGCTGACTTAACTGCTATTGAAGCTGTTAAAGCTAATGTAACAACTTGTGCAGATAATCTTACAGG